CCAGGTTCAAGAGTCACTCATGAATCACTTAATTCTGGTTCTAGTTCTAGATCTAAAACTCTATGTCTAAATGAGAAAGAAAAGTTTGCAGAGAGATGTGAGATAACAATAGATGAGACTGGTGTGAAAGGACCAGTAGGACATATAACCAATGTAGTTCAATGGACTAAAGAACAAAAAGAGTTTAGTTATGGTGGTGCTGCTGCTGGTGCTATTGCTGGTGGTGGTGTTGGTATGGCTGCTGGTCTAGGTAGTTGTATGATTGTAGGACCACTTTGTTTATTCACAGCACCAGCAATTATGACTGGTGGTATGACAGGAGGTGCTGGACTAGGTGGAACAGGAACTGGAAAGTATTTTACTATTGTTGGTGATGATGCTGAAGGTAATAGATTGATTCAAGAGTTTTATGTTACGTCAGGAAAGGCAGTTAGGAAAACATCTAGAAATCTTCTTTTGAAGACTGGACTTGCTGAAGGTGAGGTCAAAGGGTAGTTAACACTACCATTTACATTAGTTTACATAAGGTATAGTGATGGGGGTCATTAGACCCCCTTTTCATTGTTGGGTTATCCCTATTGTAAAGTTTCTTTACAACATTTAATGTTTGCTATATAATTATGTTACTTAAGTTTACAAAAGAACTAAATGTCTTCATCAACTGCTGACAAGTATACAACTACTGAGTATGGCAAGCAAAATATGTTTGCTGCTGAAGCACAGCCTTGGATTGATCAGAATGAAAATTATGAGGGTTATGCTAAGAATGCTGAGAAAACCAATGGTCGTTGGGCTATGATTGGTTTTGTTGCATTGCTTGGTGCTTATCTTACAACTGGTCAAATCATTCCAGGTGTATTCTAATGACAAGTATTCCAACATATGATTTCCCACATTCCCCAATCCTTCTTCTAGGATTTGCTGGAATTGCAGTGGCACTCTTCACTCTTTATACAGTGAACAAAGCATACTTCAACTCACCATTCAGAGGTTGATATGAAAACAATGATCCAAACCCTATTGATAGGTACAATTGCAATGGCAGTTGTTTATTCACCCACTATTGCATACGTATAATGAACTATTGGAAAAATGCAGAACAACTCAATGGTCGCATGGCGATGATGGGTTTCTTTGCTGCAGTAATCAACTATGGATTTACTGGTTGGGTTATACCAGGAATCTTTTGACCACACAGGTCTCTTTAAGCTCTATCCCTATTACAAATCTAAGAACAATGACACCAGAAGCAGAAAAATTTAACGGTTGGATGGCCATGATTGGTTTCGTCGCAGCCTTTGGTGCTTATGCAACCACAGGACAAATCATTCCAGGTATATTCTAATGAACAACAAACAAATCTTTTTAAAAGCAAATGGCAGAGCAGCAATGGTAGGATTCCTACTTCTCTGTGCATCATATGCAACAACTGGCAACCTTATTCCTGGTATTATCTAATGGCAAAGCAAACAACAAAAACTGAAGACAAGGTAGATTTTTCTATTGCTGAAAAGTGGAATGGCATTGCAGCCATTGTTGGATGTGGAGCACTAATCATATCCTACTCAGTATCAGGACAAATTATACCAGGTTTTGTGTAATGTCTTGTAGGTTATTTACGATCAATAGATCTACTTTAGTAAAAATATTCTTGGTAATAAACTTACCTTGGTTGGCAGTATCAGCTACAGCAGGTTCACTGATTAGTATAATTACCTAGTCTAAAACTTTACATATCTAAATAATTATTCACAAATCAACACAACATGGGAGAGTTACAAGTAGTAAATGACATCACACCTTTTACAGCAATTCTATGGATTTTTTATCCAATGGTATTGTTGGTGGGAGTAGAACTACTACTTCGTGCTATGAGAGATGATGATGATGACGATGAGGGTGGCAAAGGCATAAGAATTGCTAGAATGCAACCAGCATATGCACCTTCTGGAACATGATTGATTTATCTCACCCATATTGGAGATTTGCTGAACGATGGAATGGTCGTTTAGCAATGGTTGGAGTGATTAGTTTACTATTAATCAAATGCCTTTCATAGTTTTTAGTTGCCTTATAGCAGCAACAGTATACAGCAATCTATTTTCAGTTGTGTATCAATGATACCATTAGCATTACTACTAACATCTATTCCTCCAGGCTCTAGAGATCTTTTAGAGTTTGGATTTTTCGTTGCAGTTGGAATGACTGCAGGTTCTTTGGGGTTAATCTAATGATTAATTTAGCAGAAACATACCAAATGGTTTTTTTAATGGTTGTTGGTGTTACTATGACAACAACCATGTTTATGACTATGATGTCTTTTATGATGGAGGATTAAATGACAGCAACATTAACAGAAGAACAATTGAAGTTAAGGCAACAAGTCCTACTGATTTTGTTCAGAGAATTTGGAAATGGGAAATATTCTAATCAATCAATATATGAATGTGCAGATGAATGGATAGAGAAGGGACATAAGATATCAGCAGGTATTGTCAAATATTATGATGCTTACTATAATAAATAACTTACTTGCTGTAATAAAATGCAAAAAATAATTAATGTACTTGCTCTTGCGTCTACTGCTGTATCTATTGCCGTTGTTGGCACTGGTGCTTACGTTTACGTTAATAAAGATTCCATCATAGAAAGTGTTACAGAGAAAGCACTTGGTGGTATAGGTGGTGGATTAGGTGGAGATCTTCCAATAGGAGCTCCTGAACTTGCACCTCCAGCAGGACAAGCAACAATCCCTTCTGCTGGTCTAGGAATATCTCAATTCTAAATAAGATAGTTGCTTGACTATCATGGCTGATGAAGTAAAAGAAGAGGTAGTAGAAGAAGTTGTTGAGGAAGAAAAAAAGAAAGGTGTCTTTGGTAAAGTAAAGGATGCCATACTACCAGATGCTGATGAACAAGCAGCAATCATCTCTACTTTTGTGCGAATTACAGTCCTTGCCTGGTCTGGTGGAATATTGACTCTTAATTATGTGGCTATTCCAGGTGTACCACAACAAAAAATAGATCCAACTTTTATTGCCTCAGTTTTTACAGGAGTTTTAGCTAGCTTTGGAATCCAGACTGCATCTAAGAAAGGTGATGGTACAATGAAGATGGATAAGAATGGTAATTCTGTTAACGGAAATGGTGGTGGTGGCATCAGTAAGAAAGACCTTGAGATGTTAATTGAAAAAGCATCACAGACTGGTCCTACTCAAACAATTAGAATTGAGCAAGCACCTATCAAGATCAGCACTGATGAAAAACCTTATCAATTGTAAAGATAAAGAAACTATTAAATGAATAACTAATTATTCAACATGATAGACCCATATCCCAAACCAAGATGGGATTTAGAAAATGATGTAGTACGACTTGAGCAAATGATTATTGTTTACGAACAAGAAATCGAACAACTGAAGATTGAAAAGGATGAATTAAAACAAGAGATCCTTTTCTTAAGAAGAAAATTGAAGATGGAGGATGATGAAGATGTGGAATCTTAATATTAAAGAATCTTTTATTAAGATTAAAGATTGGGACAAGGCATGGGCAAAAAAAATTCAAGATAAATTTAATCTTACAGATTATCAAATGCTTTGCTTGGCATTTGGTAAGGGGTTTATACTTGGTGCGTTGATACTCTAACTGAGTGTTTGAGTCCACACCAAACTAGGCAAAAATTACTATACTGTGCTATAAATATTTGCAGTATGGGATTGAATGATCATGCCCCTGACTCAACAGAAGCATTATACAGTGGGTTATCATGACCTACAACACAAACATCATGAGATATGTGAGTATGCAATAGATGCATATGAAGCAATACAGAAATCTAAGGAGGATGTTCCTGCATTAAAGGAACATCCTCATTTTGTTGACTACTGCATAACAGAAGAGGTTAATAATATCTCTAGACTCATGGAATCTGGTATTCCTATGGGGCATTAGATATGAAACATGAAATAATGTGGTGGATGAGTAGACTCACCATCATGGGAACATCCTTAAGTTTATCAGTTTGGTTGGCAGCGCAGGCATATGCGTAAATAGTATTACTTGATATAAACTTATGCTATCAACACAATATCGTTTGAGATTGGAAGGAATATGTAAGAGTATTGCTTCTGGTACTGAGGTTAGCTTGGATGATATGATCTGGGCAAACAAATTAGCAAAAGCAAACACAGCAGCAAGAGGTATGCTCAACACTGCAAGAAGGATGAGCACAAATCCTGATGAGTCTTTTCTTAATCAGTTGAACATTGGAGACCCTGATTCAACTAATCACAAGAGGGGTTTCAATGATCCACAAGATGTGGTAGAATGGTTTCATCAAGAAAGATCTGACGATTGGAGGCAAAGAGATTGATGATTTTCTTATCAAAACCATCAGTGTACCATTTACCTGGTACATGGGAGAAACAGGATGATGTTCTTATTCATCACTTAAATTTAACACCTGATCAAGGACTAATTTTATTCTTTGGTTTACTTCTAGGTACATTAGTTGCTTATGGAATTTATCTTACAGTGGGGGCAGGTAAAAAAGATTTACGTGATCCCATTGATGAACATGCCAAAATGCATGAATTAGGTATAGCACATGGACATGGTGGAAACAAGGAAGCATATGAGATGTCTGGTAAACTAAAGCACGATCATCCTCCAGACCTACTGGGATGAGTGAGGTAGTGTGGTCAGTTAATATTATGATAGCTATCCTCCTGATATCAGTGGGGATAGTTTTGTACTACATATTTCAGTACGATAATTGGTATCCAAATGGGAGCGATGACACCCCCAAGCAGGAAGAGCTGCTACAATTTCAGAGTAGTGACGATAGACAAGGTACTTGATGGTGATACTATTGATGTTACCATTGATCTTGGTTTTGATCTTTACAAGAAAGAAAGAGTTAGAGTTGCAGGAGTTGATACGCCAGAGAAAAGAACAAGAAACCTTGAGGAGAAAGCATTGGGAATAGATGCTACTAATTGGTTGAAAAAAAAGTTAGAAGATACTATTGCAGGTGATGGAGATGAACTTACTGTTAGAACAGAACTTGTGGGTGGCACTGGGAAGTATGGTAGGCTTCTTGGTTGGCTCTATATTAACGAGGATACTGTTTCATTAAATGAACAAATGATCACAGAAGGGTATGCTCATGCTTATGATGGAGGCACTAAGGATATGAACCTTGAAAAATTACGTGAGATACGTAGATCATTTGGAACACTGGGGGACTATGAAAATGCATGATGATGAAGGAACTTTGATCTCTGAGTTGTTGACAATTACAGCTCTTCTTGGTGGTAAAATGGAGAGATATGAAACCCTAAATTCTACAGGTATATCTTCTAAGAAGATTGTAATAGAATATAATATACAGGAGAGAAAGTGATGACTCAAGAATTAAGAGAAAATCTTTTAGATATGTTGAAAGAGAAAGCTTATCGTAAAGGTGAGTTTAAACTATCTTCTGGAAAAACTAGTGAGCATTATGTTAACTGTAAACCTGTTATATTAAATGGTAGGGGATTGTGGATAACATCTCATCTTTTATTAAACACTATAGAACATGATGCTAGAGCAGTAGCAGGTCTCACTCTTGGTGCTGATCCTTTAGTATCAGGTGTTGCTATGGCATCATTTCAATTTTGGAATAAATTAAATCCAAAGTTTATGGTGGATGGTGGATTGATAGTGCGTAAAGAACCTAAGGGACATGGCACACAAGCATGGATAGAAGGTCCAGTATTACCTGAGGGTTCTAAGGTTACTGTCTTAGAGGATGTAATAACTACAGGAGGTTCTTCTCTCTTTGCAGTTGAGAAATTACGTGATGCTGGATATATAGTTGATAGAATTGTTTGTATTGTGGATAGACAGGAGGGAGATGAGATCAGAGAACTTATGGAGTCCAAAGGTATAAGACTTATAAGTTTATTTAAATTGGAGGAATTAATCTGATGGACATAGGTAAAGCAGCATCAACTACAACAGCAGTAGCAGTCCTTGGAACTGGTGCATTTGTTGGTGGTAATCACCAGATAGATAAGATGCAGGGTGGTCCACAGAAGAGACAGGATGCACAAATAGAACAGATAAGACAGGTTGTAAGAGAAGAAGTCTATATACAAATGATTAATTCTTGGCCTAAGACTAGTGGACCTGTAAAGGGTCTGAAAGTTCCCAAGAAAGACTATAGACAGGAGGTTCCTAAATGATTTTTTCAATGTTAAATGTAGTGGATGCATGGAATGAGATCTCATGGGCAGATGCTATTCCATTTCTTCTAGTGGTTATAGGACTTTACTGGGTTAAAGTTAAGATTGATACATCTGCTGGTCTGGGTAGAAAGAAAAGCAGACAGTTGAAAAAGATTATTGTAGAGGCAATAAAAGAAGCTAATGTCTCATCCTAAAGGATATACACAAGAGATGATCAAGGAGATCTTAGGCACTGCTTGGTTGGATAAAGATAACATAGCAGAATCTGGTAATGAAATGAGAAAGAGAAAGGGTAGAGAGATGAGGGAAGGTAAAAGACCTTATCCCACATACCCATCAAAAGAGTCTAGGATAGCAGATACTTCAGGTAAGTTTGATGAGTCTGGTGCATACATATATCCACCAGACTCAGGGTTTAATTATGTGCAGTGGTGTAAAGATCATCCTGATTCAACAGAAGCAGGATCATATGGAAATAAAGTATCATGATTCCTAATATTGAAAGTATTGTTGTTGATAATAATCAAATACCTATTATTGGTATTGGTAATAATTCTATAGAATCTATTGGAGTAAGATATATTTCTGATGTTAGTGATGTTAGAGTGTGGAGTTATATACCTCCATCAACAAAAAATATGACAGTTCCTGTTACCATGCAGGTAGGCACTCCCATAGTTAATATGCCTGGTTGTGTGAAGGTACACAAGGAGAACGCAAAGAATCCAAAAAATAGAAATAAGATGTTGGTCAATGATGACCCTAAAGGTAATACAATACTATGTGATGCTGGTGCTCCATATTATGAACCAGCAGAGTATGATTATAGGGATTTGACTTGGCAAACAATAACTCAAGATCCACCAGAACCAGAGGGTATAGATGCTGGAGAACCACCTACACCAGAATTTAATACTCCAGAACCTCCTACAACACCTCCTCAAACTGCTGAAGATGAGGAATGTCCTCCACCCAATGCAAGGAGGATTGGAGACTTAAATCAGGCAGGTACAGAGAAGGTTACTGGATATAAATTAACTCCTGATGGAAAGATTTGTGAAACACAATGGGAAGCACTAGGTTTTGCTGAACAATATCTACCCAGTGTTCCTATTGTATCTACTACTGCTACTATTGCTCTGGTTGCGACAAGTTCTGCCCTACTTGCAAAACCCCTAGCGGATTTACTTCTGAA